GATTTATAACAAAACAAAGTGAAGCTATTGATCAATGTGATCGTAGATTAAGTCAAATTGATGATAGAGGATCTTTTATAGCAGATGACGAAATAGGTTGGTTTTTTATAGAAGTTAAAAAAATCCAAGAAGCTCTAAATGAGTTTAGGTTAAGATGAAATTATATCTTGTAGATAAATTTATACCACAAAAAAGTACTGAATTTAATTCACACTTAATACCCCCTAATATCTTTCAAACCTGGGAATCTAATTCTGTTCCCAAAGGAATGTATAATGCTATTAATTCATGGGTTGAAAAAAACCCAGAATTTAACTACTATTTATATAATTCTGATGATAGGATTAAATTTGTAGAAAACTTTGACTGTGATGAATTTTCCTTTTCAAATAATGATTTATTAAAAGCTTTTAATAATTTAAACTACAATGCTGCTAAAGCAGATGTGTGGAGATATTTAATATTATATGTAAATGGAGGGATTTATACTGACATAGATACTAAGTGCATTATTCCCCTTAACGAATATATAGAAAAAAATAATAGTTTTGTTAATGGGTTAAATAATAGAAATCAATTATTTCAAACTTTTATATTTAGTGCTCCTAAACATCCCTTTTTAAAAGAATTAATAGAATTAGTTATATATAATATTTTAAATAAAAGATTCATAAATGAATGGCATACTTTAAAATCATTAACCGGTCCTACAACTATAAACTATGCTATAAAACAATATTTAAATTTACTAACAAATAAAGAAAAATCTTTTGAATCTGATATAAGTAATCAATACCATTTTAAATATGGGACTCATCAATTAGGTGGTCTAGAAGTAAATTTTATCCCTAATTTTGTAGATAATTATATAGAATTTCAATATGAGGGATATAAAGAAGAGGTAAATAAACTAGATTTACCTCATTGGCAAGATGTAAATAAAGGCATCTTTATAAATTAAAATGGCTAAAAAAAGAGGCAGAAAAAGCAAAAGACAATATTTTACAGAAGACACAGAATTAGCTATAATTGAATATTTAGCTAGTGAAGACCAAGTTTTAAGAAATAAAATTTATAATGAACGGATTCACCATTCATTTTATAAATTAGCAGAAAATCTTATCCATACTTTTAAGTTTTATTATACTGAAGTAGATGACCTTGAAGATTTAAAACATGAGGTTATTTGTTTTTTACTTGAAAAATTACACTATTTTAAAGTAGGTAAAGGTAAAGCCTTTTCTTATTTTAGTATTGTAGGTAAAAATTATCTTATATTATATAATAATAAAAATTACGCTAAGAAAAAAGGCAAAGCCGATCTTTTAGAAGTAGATACTGATAATGAAATTTTAAATGGTTTTGAAAGAAAAGAAGCATTAAGTGTAAAAGTTGAGTTTTTAGATTTTTATATTCAACATGTTGATATAAATTTAAAAAAATATTTTAAAAAGGAGGAAGAAAGGAGAGTAGCTGATGCTGTACTAACTATTTTTAAAAGCAGAGAAAATCTAGAAATTTTTAATAAAAAAGCCATATACATCTATATTAGAGAAATTACGGGCTTAGAAACCCCTATTATAACTAAGGTAGTTAAAAAAATGAGAAATTTATTTAATACCTCATATTCAAACTACCTTGATACTGGACATATTTATAAACATGAATAATCCACTTGATACAGTAATATTTGAGGGTAAAACATCGTCAGATGTATTTAAAGAAATTTATAATAACAGTAAGAAAAAAGATAAACAAATAAATTCTTTAATTGCTGAATTAAAACCTTTAATACAAAACATAGGAGATGCTCCAGTAGTTGTTCCTTTAATTAAGGAATACTTAGAAGTAAGTGTAAAAAATGATGAACACTTAATTAAAATGATGGCTGTTATCCAAAGACTCCAAAATAACGCTTCTTCAGGTGGGGGAGATTCATTACTTACAGATGAAGAATTAAAACAACTTCAACAAATAGCAGAAGAAGTAGCTAAAGATGAGTCGAACACAAATAAAAAATAAAGGTACAAGTCCTGGGGGGCCTAATAAAGGTAAAATTTTATCTACTCAAAAACGAGTAGTAGATATTATATTAGATGATAAACATCCCAAATATAATGGTCCTGGAAGTTTAGGATTAATATTTTTTTCAGATGTAGCAAGTGGGGAAACCACACTTGACCCACATACTCTCCCTACTGCTTTACCACTTAACAGAACCTTTTATCAATGCCCTGTTATAGGTGAAATAGTAGACATTACCCAATACGTTACAGATGATTATTATGAAGAAACAGGAGGTAACCCTTTTAGTACTAATAATTTTTATACTTTACCTATAAACGTACATAATAATAATACACATAATTCTTTACCTCCATCTTCTTTTAAAAAAAATAATTCTACCCAAGAATATACTACTAAACCCTCTAATACAGGGACATATGATGAAGAAGAATTTAAATTAGGACAATATTATGTAGATAAACCCCAACAACAACCCCTAACCACTACTGAAGGTGGTACTTTCTTAGAAGGGGGGTCTGGCCAAAGAATTCATTATACTACTACTGCCCCCGAAGGAATAAATAACATAAGTAATAATGTTACTGATGATCCAAACGATGACAACCCTACAGTAGGAGATCCTGCTATATTAATAAGTGTAGGTAAAAACGCTGGAGAAAATATTAATAATGATGATGGATCAATTTATGTTCTTACTAACCAAAATACTAATATAGATCCTGCTTCTAAAAATACTGATTCTTTAAAATCAGAATATACTCCTGTTCAAGATGATCCTTTAAAAAAACTTGAATTAGTTGAAATAGAATTAGAAGAAGAAGAAATTATTGAAGAAGAAGAAGATTTATTTGTAACTGGTTCTAATCCAGTAGTAGAAGAAACAGTTGAAGAAGAAAAAATCGAAAAAGATAATGAATTTTCAGATCCTGTATTTGATGCTTTAGATGAAGCCGTTGAAGAAGGTATATTAAGCGAATATGAAGAAAATCCAGCTACCGGTACAACAGATTTATCAGAAGAAGAAAGACAAGAAGTAGATAATTCACCTACACAAGAACTTGGTGGAGAAGAATATATTGAAGTGGGCAGTGGTAATACATTAATAATTAATAATAGTAAAGAATACCAAGACTGGAAATCAAAAGGTAAGGGTAAACAAGATTATCCTATGATTGTAAAACCTAAGAGAAGTGGTGGTAAAGAAGTTTTAGTTAACCCAAAATCTGTTTCAGATTTAATTAAACAACTAAAAGCAGATAACGTAAATTCAACCGGGATAAGTAGAATAAAGAACCTAGTCATACATGTATCTGCAACCCCTTTCCAAACACAACATGATTTAGCTAATTTATTTATGAATGCAAAAAGCAATGGACAAGGGTGGACACGACATGGGTATAATATTAGTATTGATGATTTAGGGGGATGTAATTATAATGTTAATTTAAAAGATCCAGGTAACAGCTATGGATGCGGGGGAAACATATTTGAAAATAAATCAAGCGAAGGAAGTGGAATAGTTACTAATAGGAATTCTATAAATATATCTTGGATAGGTGATGGTAGTTCAGTATTAAATAGACCCGAACTTGCAGAAGGAGGGACAACAAAACCAAATATAACATCAGCCCAAGCATATGCACTTGAACAAATGGTTTTATATTTTGTAGAAGCATTCCCTAATATAAAAGTGTTTGGTCATAATCAAATAACTTTATCGGGGGGATATGGTAAATCTTGTCCTACTTTTGACCCTGTTAAATATTTAACAAATATAGGAGTCCCTGATAAAAATATATATAAAAAACATATATATGATCATTCCCTACAACATTTAATAGATACATCTAATGCTAAATGTAAAGCCTTTCAAATAAAAAAATATGGGGAACCCTTTGATGTAACTAATAAAGACCTTTTTAAAAATTTTAAAGGTTACTATAATGGTACAAAATACTCTAATACAGCAGATTATGTATATAGATTAGCCTTTCCTTCAGAGCGAGGAATAAATACTTAATACTATGGCAACAGATTTTATACAAGAAGATTTATACGTAGGTAAACAAATTTTAATAGATAGTGATCGATTAGTATTTAATGGTCGTGATGATAGCATATTTTCAACCTCTAATTTATTTTTATTTAAAACCGAAGGTGAATTTCACATCAATACTAGAAAAGATACTTTTATTAATTCACCTAGAATATTTATTGGCCCTGTTGAAAATGGGGAAGATCCAAATATTCCGGCTGTTAAAAGTGATACTTTAAAATCTTTACTAACTGACTTAATTTTTGAGTTAAAAGTGTTTTTTAAAACCCAATACCCAAATACTTCGGGCTTACAAGGTCCTAACCCAGCGGTTAATAAGGGATTAGCAGTATCATTACTTAATGGTTTAGAAAGGGTAGAAAATAAATTAGATACTATTAAAAGCGACAAAGTATTTATAAAATGATAGATAAATTATTAAATACTATTACTAATAGAAGTGCTAATTCTTTATCTGAAGCTAGAGAAAAAGTAGAATTTGTTACTACACAAGACCCCAAAAGTTTTGCATTATCTAAAGTTCCTAATCCTAATGATTTAAAAACCAGATTAGCTAAAATTGATAAAACAGACTTAACAGAACTTCAAAAAGCCCAGGAATATTATAATAAAACTGTTACAAGAGTAGAAATTGCTATAGCCCAAATAGAAGCAAAAAAAGGAAAATTACTCCAGATAAAAGGCAAATTAGATGGTGTATTAATTAGTTTACAAATCTTTGAAGACATTACAGTAATAATTAGACCTGTATTAAATATAATTAAAGGAGTATTAGCAGGTATTGATGGAGCCCTCGGTGCTAGTACCAGTTTAGCAGCAAACGGCTTAGTTATTAATAAATTAGGTGAAAAGAAGAAAAATTTAAAAGATAATGTAAAAAAAGCTAGAGGAGCTATAGATAGTTTTAGTGATACTTCTTCTTTCTTTAAAAAAGAAACTGATAAAATAATGTCCCCCCTTGATAAAGCAATAAAGACTCTTGACGATATAATTAATAGGTTAAAAGCTTTATTAGCCCAGTTAAAAGCTTTATGGATTCAATTTGGTTTAGGTGTTTCTTTACAACAATTATTAGAAGAAATTGAAAATTCTAACCAAACACCGGAAGATTGGTGGAATGATAACGAATTTGAAGCTATACCTGGTAGTAGTGAAAAAGGAGATATTACTGTAGGGTCTGAAGAAGAAAGTGAAGAGAGTGAAGAAAGTAAAGAAAGTAGCGCTATTGCATTTAAAAGATTTAAAGGTTAATATTTATTAAAAACTAATAGAAATGAAATTAGATACATTTGAAAAAATTATTAGAAAAGTTGTGCGTGAGGAAATTGACCATGCCTTGAGGCGTGAAATTGCTTTGTTAAAAGAAGAATTAAACACACAACCCCAGCAACGTGTAGTTGAAACTAGAGTTAATTCTCAAGAGGCTGAAAGTTTTAGAGCAAAATTAAAAGAACAGATGCCGCCCCCCAACTTTAATACGGGTAATGGTGCTTTAGATTCTTTATTATCTGAAACAGCTTTAGCACCTACCCCAGAAGAAACATTTGCATCTAACGACCCTATAAATCAATTTATAAATAAAGATTATAGTCAACTTATGGAAGCTATAGATAAAAAAAGAGAATTTAGACCCTAATGGCTATTAAACCCCGCAAACTTGTTAGGATTGATCCTGTAGATGTAACTGATAAAACAGCGGTAGGGATACACTTTCCTTTTAATAAGAAAACAGTATTTACTTTAGATTATACTACTAAAGATCATGCTAAGTCTAAATTAGTTAATGTTTTATCTACGTCTCCAGGAGAAAGATTAAACCAACCTAATTTTGGGGCGGGTTTAAAAAATAGATTATTTGAACAACAAACCGAAATAGCAGAAGAAGATCTAAAGGCATATGTACTCCCTCAAGTAAATCAATTTGTTCCCGAAATAGAAATAAAAAATATTAATATAAAAACAGGAGGCATAGCAGGACACCAATTATTTGTTACCGTAAATTATTCTCTTGTTAATAATGAAGAAGAAGACTCAGTAACTTTAAGTTTTACAAATGATTTTGAAACTAATTACTAATGGCATATAATACTAATAATAATACAAGTAAAAAAGGCATAAGCTATTTAAATAAGGACTTTTCGGATTTTAAAAAAGCCTTAATTAATCTAGCAGAAGTATATTATCCGGATAATGTAAAAGACTTTTCTGAGGGTAGTCCTGGTACTATGTTTATTGAAATGGCTTCTTACGTAGGAGATGTACTATCTTTCTATACTGACGCTCAAGTACAAGAAACTTTTTTACAATATGCCCAGGAAAGAGAAAATTTATATGCTTTAGCTTATAATCTAGGATATAGACCTGTAATAAGTAATCCTAGTATAGTTGAATTAGAGGTTTTTCAACAAATACCCGCATCAAGTGGATTACCTGATTATCGCTATGCATTAAGAATAGCTAAAAATTCTTCATTCCTTCCTAATAACAACACAGAAATTAACTTCCTAACACAAAACGAAGTTAATTTTGCTTTTAGTTCATCTAATGACCCTACAGAACAAACAGTATATTCATTAGATGGAACAATTCCAGATTATTATCTCTTAAAAAAGAAAGTTAAAGCTATAAGTGCTGAAATCAAAACTAAGTCTTTTGATATAGGGGCTGCTGAAAGGTTTAAAACCCTATCATTAGATGATAGTAATATTATAGGTATACAATCAATACTCGATTCTGATGGAAATGAGTATGTAGAAGTACCTTATTTAGCACAAGAAACTGTATTTGAAGAAGTACCTAATACAGAAGCTAACGATCCCGAATTAAAACAGTATAATAATCAGGTTCCTTTTTTATTAAGAAATAAAAAGGTTTCTAAAAGATTTGTATCTAGATTTAGATCTAATACAAACCTTGAAATTCAGTTTGGTGCTGGCTCTATAGGTGATGAAGATACAACTATAATTCCTAACCCTGATAATGTAGGTTTAGGAATTAAAGATGGAAGGTCTTTATTAGATTTATCATATGATCCTTCTAATTTTTTACACACTAAAGCATATGGGGAAGTTCCTTCAAATACTACTTTAACTGTAACTTATTTAGTAGGAGGTGGAATTAATTCAAATGTAAATTCAAATACTATTACTAGAATAGGAGATGTAACCACAATTCCCCGACAAGGAGGATTAAATTCAGGTTTATTAACAGCAGCTGCAGATTCTGTAGCTTGTAATAACCCAGGTCCTGCTACTGGTGGGGGGCCAGGTGATACTGCTGAGGATATTAGATTAAATGCTATTGCTAATTTTTCTTCTCAACAAAGAACTGTAACTAAAGAAGATTATTTATTTAGGTGTTTAGCTATGCCCCCACAATTTGGTTCTGTATCTAAGGCATATATGGCTCAAGATACCCAAATATCACTAGATACTAATAGAAGAGTAACTAATCCTAATGCCCTAAATTTATATGTTTTAGGATATGACACAAATAAAAACTTAGTAACTT